CAATATGGAACATGGGTTTGCCGGTACTGTCGATATTGTGGGACTCGGGGCGAATAACGAGAAGTTCATTGTCGATTGGAAGACCCGTAAGACCAAGCCCAAGGTCAAGGTAACCAGTTACGACTTTCAGATTCATCAGATAGCCGCCTATGCCGCTACATACTGGGGTGAGGATCAGGTGGAGCAGATGCAGGTGCATGGAGCGAACTGCTATATCTCCTCAACGGAACCTGGTCGCTATGAGGTGATTAAATATTCACCCGAAGAACTGAGGGATGCATGGCAGGTCTTCAAAGGAGTCTGCCGAATTTGGAGATCCCTGAAGGGATACGATCCTAGGAAGACATCCGACTGATGGGACCGGCTCGATATGGGAACGGACCAAGGCCAACGATTAGCTATGAGGCTTTATTTCCATCCACCGAGGAGATGCAAAAGGCGTGGGCTTACTTTTGGTCGCAGAACCGGCTCAGTATCGATGAGCACGGGCGGAAGTATCGGACAAACGAACAGAGGGTGATGCCTGCATCTCGAGAGTTTGAATTTAAGAATCGTAGGAGGAGGCATGGGTAAGTTTATCAGTTTATTTAGTGGCTGTGGCGGGATTGATCTCGGCATGGAACAGGCGGGGCATGAATGCGTTGCCCAAGTGGAATGGGACAAGAATGCGGCGGGTGTATTAAAGCATCGCTGGCCGAATGTTCCCCTGTTCTGCGATGTATCAAAAGTAACAGCGGATGATCTGCCCGATGCAGATTTTATAACATACGGATTTCCATGCCAGGACTTGAGCGTGGCCGGTAAAAGAGAGGGATTAGATGGAAAACGATCAGGATTATTCTATGAGGCAACTAGACTTATTCGGGAACTGCGATCCCGAGGATGCGGGCTACGCTTTGCGGTGGCAGAAAATGTCGGTGGATTGTTCTCCGCAGATGATGGTGTCGCACTTGCAAGGTGCATCCGAGAGCTACTCGACAGCGGGGCTTGTGAGGTCGGATATGTCGTTCTCGACAGCCAATATTTCGGTGTGGCGCAAAGACGGAAGCGCGTGTTCATTGTCTCAGATTTTGGAGGAGAATCCGTTGACGAAATACTCGCTATCACCGAAAGCCTGCCAGGGCATCCTGCGCCGAGCCGAGAAGCGGGGAAAGGAACTGCCGGAGATGCTACAAAAGGCGTTGGAGAGGGTGGCAAGCAAAGGGTAGCTACCTATGACAATAAAGCTATTGGAGAAATCGTAGATTCAAAAGTTAGTGGGACTATAACATCTAACACAGGGGGAGGTGGAGAAACACAAAACCCAGCATTTATATTGCAAGAAGGTATCGCCTTTGAGCCTAGAAGCGCAGATGGCGAACCTCGAATAACAGGTGATATTAAAGAGGTTGTCAGCCCTACCTTAAACTGCATGGGCGGAGGGCAGCGTGAACCTTCAGTCGTCTCATGGAACGGAGACACAACGCCCAAGGCTTCCGAGGATGTATCGGTAACTCTGCGTAGCCAGCAAGGCGGGGAAGGCGTGGGGGTGGCATTTACCGCATCCGACCGATCAAACAAGGCGGCATGGGAGGGAGATATTAGTGGGACGATAAATTGTCAGATGAACTCGGAGTCGAGCAATCTGCAAATGGGAGTCCGAGAAAACCTAACAGTCCGCCGACTCACTCCAATCGAATGCGAACGCCTACAGGGATTCCCCGACAATTGGACATCGGAAAAGATGGAACTGATCCTTGAGGGGAACGAGTGGAAGGCAACCGGCAAAGTGGTCAAACAGGCAGATGGTCCGAGGTATAAGCAGATGGGTAACGCAATTACTGTCAATGTTGGAGCGTGGATAGGGAAACAGATTGGAAAGGTACTAAACAAATGATCGATCCATACGACCAATGGCTCTCATCGCCCTACTGCGATTACGATGATGATGATGGGCTGACTGATGAAGAACGGGAGGCTCTTATCGAAGAAGCCGCCATAGATAAATACGAATCAAATCAACCTGATGATGATGGAAATTAAAATGGGTCTGGGGCTACCCCGAGGGGAGAAAATTATTATTAAGATGGGTGCGAGGCAGGCGGACATATGGCTAGACCATGAGGAGTATGCCTGGCGGGTAAAGATCGACAGGGATCTTCCCGAGACTACTTATCCGCACCTCGAGAATGCAATCCTTTCTGCTGAAACACTTCTGAGGGAGGTTACATGATTGTCGCTTTCGATCTAGAAACCTATTGGACCAAGCGTTACTCAGTCGCCAAGATCGGACTCGACCGATATGTGAAGCATCCTGACTTCCGAGTCACCCTGGTATCCATTGTAACGGAGCATGGATTCGAATGGGTAGGGGAGCCACAGAACCTGCCGGTCGAGCGATTGAATGGCCATACCCTTATCTCCCATAATGCTGAGTTTGATTCGGTCTGTGCTCGAGCCGCCATCTTCAAGGGACAGATGCCCGAGTTTATGCCTGCGGATTGGATATGTACCGCCGACATGGCATCGTATTACCAGCTACCCCGATCCCTTGCCAGTGCGGTCAAGGAACTTTTCAACGAGGAATTATCCAAAGATGCCCGTGAACAGATGGCAGGGTTATCGGTTGAAGAAATTCAATCCAATTCTAGTTTTGTAAACTATGCCTTGGAAGACAGCCGAGCCTGTTTGCGTGTATATCAGGAACTGGATGTCGGATTTCCCGAGAAAGAGAGATTGCTGTCATCCCTGACCCGAAGGATCGCATCCCGTGGATTGGCGATTGATGGTCCACTCTGTCAGCAGTTCATCGATAAGACAGATAAAATTTTAGAGGAAACTCCGAAACAAACAACCGAGTGGAGACAGGCTAACCTGGCTAATCAAACATTCGAAAAACTACTGATGGGTCAACGATCCGACCGGCGGGTTCCTACCCGTCTGAAATACTGCGGTGCTCCTCATACGAAACGATGGAGTGGTGGAGGTGTCATTAACTTCCAGGCGATCCCTAACGATGGAATCGGTGACATCTCCGCAAGACAATGCCTCAAGGCTCCCGCCGGTCGGGTCTTAGTATCGGCAGACTTATCACAGATCGAACCGCGCGTGATTGCGTACCTGGTAGGCGATGCCGATTTCCTCGGACTAGTCAGGGGAGGAATCGATATCTACGAGGCACATGGCCGAGCATCAAAACTCTATAAAGAGGATGAACCGATGGCCGAGCTTGCCCCTGAGATGAGAAAGCTGTGCAAGGCGAGACTGCTGGGATTGGGCTATGGATGCGGACCGGCAAAGTTTGTCGAGGTAGCAAAAAGCTACGGCGTGAACATGACCGAGTCACAGGCCAAAGAACAGGTGCTTTTATATAGAGCACAGAATCCTGATGTCATGCTCGCCTGGTCCAAAATGGAGGACCAATTCCGAGAATGGATGAAGGAGACTCCCGAGTGTATCACATTTGAAACACGATGCGGTGTACCCGTCCGCTATTTCAATGCCCATGAAAAGGACGGGGATCTCTATGCCTCGACTACCCGTGGATATGAGCCGGTCAAAATCTACGGAGCTAGACTCTTTCAGAACCTTGTGCAGGCAACCGCCCGATCCATATTCGCTGATGCCCTCATCCGAATCGAGGCCGCCGGCTTGCCCGTCTGTCTCCATGTCCACGATTCAATCTGCCTAGAGGTAGGCGAGGACGAGGGACAGGCGGCACTAGACCTTTTACTACAACTACTAACCCAAGAATCTCCGAACTACCAGGGACTCCCTTTGGCGGCAGAAGGAGAGATCAAAACCCACTACTGATGAAATTACATCCTATCCATTACATCCTATTCGGCCTGGCGATCATCGCCTTCGCCTACACAGTTCTATCCTTTGCACTGGCGATTCTATGAATGATAAAAATATAGAAACTGTAGGCAATGCACCCGTTTTTGATTCGATCCGTGCCTGGATTGGAGACGATCAAAAAGTTTATGTGAAAGTCGAAGGCATGGGAAATATTAGAACAGTATTTTTTAGCCTTGATGAGATGAACGAAATCTCAGACGGCAGTTCGCTTGATCCAATAGTCGCCAAGAAAATGGCACAGGCTCAGAAGGAGTTAAAAGCTGTGGAGAAAGAACTTAGTCGGCATAAAAAAGTGCTGGGTCAAGAGTTGAAATCGTTGGAGTCGAAAAAGGAAAGAGTTGAACGATACTGCGAGAAAAAAAGGGAAGAGGTAAAGGACTTGATCGCTAAGAGTATCAATGTCCATTCTCAAAAGTTCATCAAGTCATGCTCTGATTTTTCTAAATCATTAATCGATTTTTTGGAGACAAAAGAATGACCTACCCAGCACCTAAAATAATCGGCCTCTGTGGCTCTAAGGGAGTGGGTAAAAGCACCTACGCCAAATCATTCGAGGGTGCCGCCATCCTGTCATTCGCCACCCCGATCAAGGAGATGCTCAAGGTTATCCTACCGCATCCCGCCTGGCTCGAGAAAAAGGAGGAACCGATACCAGGCTTTCCCGATGGAATAACTGTCAGGCGGATGCTCCAGTCACTCGGAACCGAATGGGGTAGGGAGTCGATCTATCCGAACATATGGGTGGATGCCGCCATGCGAAAGGCAGAGGATCACCTGGGCAGGCGACTGATCATATTTGATGACATTCGATTTCCCAACGAGGCTTGGGCGATCAAGCGTCTAGGCCACAGGCATGAAATCCTAACACAGATCATTCATATTTCAAGGAAGGGACATGAGCCGGACGAGAATGATCTCCATGTGTCCGAGGCGGGACTGCCTAAGTATTTCATCGATAAATGGGTGACTGTGGATGAAGAAGGAGAGGCGACAGAATAACTCCGTCCGTAAGATGGCGACCGATGCGAGGCTCAAACAAATGCTTCGCTCGGTCCCATCCGATCATGCCGGATTTACTCAGGATGAAATCGCACGAAAAGCAGGCGTTGCCCGTGAAACCATCTCCAAGATTGAACGAGGGGCGATGATGAAAATCACTGAGCAGATCGCCAAATACCTATCCGACTAATGGCCACCCTCAAAGGAGATCTTCGCAGATGCCTCGAGAATCTGCCAGCAGGTACACTGTCTCACCACGACATCATCCTGCGACTCGCCCTCGTAGTCACCAGGCATATCGATGATGCGAGTGAGTCGGAAAGGGCAGTCGAGCGAGTCCTCCGAAATGTATCCCATCGACCCAACCAACCTTCCGAGGTCAGGAACGCTGTCAAGGGAGCCTACGACCGCCATCAGAATCCCCACATAACCTCCAACCCGATTAAGGTCACTCAGCCCGATCCATCCCTCAGGGAACAGAATCTAGGCGAGGCAGGACTATTCGAAAAATACACAATAAAATCAGACCCCATTCCAATGAATGCCGGTGAGGCGGTCAGCAAACTATTCGATCCATCCGAGTTTATATTTATACAGCGTCAGGTGGCCGAGAAGGGCAGGCTACTATCCGCATCCGATTGGATCGCTCAGCCCGATCTCTCCCAATACCAGTTTATCACCTATAACACTTTCCCCGCCGAAGCGACCAACCGATCAGAATCCCAGGTGCTCGGGCGAAAATATCTGCTCCACGAAACAGATGATCCATCCCTGACCTTCGAGCAACAGCTTGGACTGATCAAGCGACTCGAGAATGAGGCGGAGCTTAAGATGATCGTAAACTCAGGAGGTAAATCCCTCCATGCCTGGTTCAAATGGACTCCCGGCAATAAGAAGGCATTCCTCGAGCTATCCCAAAAACTCGGTGGAGATCCACGATTTAAACTAATGAACCAACTTTGCCGGCTACCCTGGGGAACCCGCCGTAAAGAGGGTAACCTGCCAGCCGCCCAGCCGATCATCTTTTGGAAGGATTGAATGATCCACAAGTTCTTCCTCAAAAAAATGATCGCACGACGGTTTATTAATCTAGGCGTTCCCGTAAAGGATGCCTGCCACTTTGCCGATCAGATGGATGATGAGAAGTCCGTCCTGATCGTCCGCGATCCCGATACTTTTAAACCCGATATTATCATATTAATTAAAACAAAACATAAATAACAACATAACATGGCCAGAAGAGAAGACTACCTAACACCCGAAGTGCTCGCCGATGTGGATGAGGTGGACCGATACCTCGCCTCCAAGGGCAAGATCGATTACCCAACCCACTCCGAACAGGATTCACCGCCCACTGCTTACTCCATAGCAATCGATGATCCGCTCCCTCCACCCAAGTTCCTATCCCTCGAGCAGATGATGACCCATAACACCGATCCCATGCCCAAGCAGGTCATCGAGGGTGTCCTCCATAAAGGCTCCAAAATGATCATCTCAGGCTCATCCAAAGCAGGTAAAACCCTCTCCCTCCTCCACCTCGGCCTAGCCGCCGCCAACGGGTCCAC